GGCCGCCTCTACCTCGACCGCCTCGACCGCCTCGACCGCCTCGACCGCCTCGACCGCCTCGTCTGAACCCTACGCGCTCTTCGTCGTCACCTTTTTGTAAGTCGTCAAATAATATTGCTTTTTCTACGGCCATTAGATTCCTTTGTTAAATGTGTCTTGTATATTTTTAGTGATATTTTCTGCTTTGTCTAAAACTTTTTGTTGAGACTCTCGCTCTAGTTTTTCTATGGCAATCGCAGATCTAAGAGCCACAGCATCTTTTTGTTGTTTTATTTTTGCTGCGTCTGTCTTTTCTTTATTTTCCATTTTCTCTTTTTCAACAGAAAGTTTTGCTTGAGCTTCTTTCAAGTCTCTTTCAGAATCTTGTGCTTTAATTTGTAACTCTTGTTCTTTTAACTTAACTAAAGGATCGTCTTGAGTTGCAGTAGAGAGATCATCAATATCCTCCATATATTCTGTTATCAACTGTGCTTGTCTTTGAGCTATCTTTGTTTGCATGTCCATCATCATCTGCTGCATCATTTGTTGTTGCTGTGGAGACATAGGTTGTCCTTGTTGAGCCATTTGCATTTGTTGCATTTGCGGAGCCATTTGTTGTTGTATCTCTTCTGAGGCTTTTAGAGAAATGTGCTGCATGATATGCGCCTGCGTGTTTGCAAAAGTTTGTGGATTAGATTTTATAACTAAACTTCCAAGCAATGCTATATGTGCTACAATGTGTGCGTCATGATCTTGTCCCGGAAAAGCTTGAGCTGTCATGCCCGCTGTTAGTTCTGCGTTTTCTAGTGCAGGGTCTTTTGGTTGTGGCTGTGGTGGTGGGGGCATCAGAGCCTCTATGTTCTGCACACCCATAGCCTCGTACATTCTACGATATGCCTCGTACACATTATGCATTTGCGGTGCTGCTTGCGCTAGTTGTAATTGTTGTTGTGCCAATGTCACACGTTGTGTCACTGAAAAAATGTTTGGATCAGAGACAGGTATTACATCAACGCGAGCATCAAAATCTTGTGCTTTGATCGCTTGATTACCACCTACTACTTGATATGGATAAACAGGAGGTAGTGTGTCTGCAAAAAGTTTTGCAAGCAGTTTAAATTCTTTGCCTTGTGCGGCATGCATTCTTTTGTGAATAGCAGACATGACTTTCATGCCACGTTCTAGTAACGCCATGGTTGTACCCACAGGATTGACTTCGTTGCCTTCCCCAAGTTTCATGTCAGCAACAGCTGCGAAAGATTTGCCACTCTCTATAACAAAACCCAATAATTGAAAAAGTGTGCCTGATGGTTCTTTATAAGGTAGTGGAACTAATGAACTACTAATCTCACCAGCGGGAGCATCTACATCTCTGAACTCTCCAGGAACTAATGGCTGATCGTCATCCCGTATGCGTAGCCCACGTGCCTTAAATCCAGATGGTAAGTTGGCGAGTGTACCAGCATCGATGAGTTGACGTAATATGGAGGTTGCAGACTTTGATAAACCACCCAACATGTGAATAAGACCAAAGCCATAGAAACCAAGGCCGGGAAGAAACTTGTAATGTACGAAATATTGTTTTTTAATTTTAAGTGCATCTTGTTCTTCATAGTTTCTTCTAATAGATAAAATTTTTGAGGAGCTCTCATCTATACTTACGATGTAAGGCAAACTTATTCCAGAATTTTCACCTGCCTCGTTGGCATCTTCATAACCAGGAAGATCGAGGTCAACATGCATTTCTAAAATAGTGTGTATGTTGTCTTTGGTATAAACTTTTTTTGCTCCATCAAGTTCATCAATCTTGTCTTGAACTTTGTCACTTTCGTCGTCATAGACTTCTGATAATTCCATGTCTCTGTAAAAACCAGATGCCTGATATTTTCTAACATCATTTGCTGGCATTTTTATGACGTGAGTGATTCGCATACACGTTGTTAAATCTGTAGAGTCGTACGGCACCACGAGATCTTCTGACGACACAAATTTAGAAACAGGTCTGCCTAGTTTGTCATCAAAATAAATTTTACGAAACGCCGAGCCAGAAAGGGGGAGATGAAACAACATCTGATCTAGCTCGGGTTCGTACTCTTCCATGATGTGAGTAAGCTGATAATTCATAAACTGTTTGACTCTTTTTGACTGAGCTTCTGTTTGAGGTGTAGGAGCTCCCATGATTTGTGTTTTTACTGGACCACCTGCAGGAAATAATTCTTTGTAAGACTGTGCTTGAAACTGTGTAACAGATTCTGCAAGAAGAGGATGTGATACACCAGAAGCTCCAGGAAAAGGTTCCGTTCTGTCCTCTGATTTAAGACCCATCAAACTAAGTCCCTCAGCATAAGTTGATGACCAATCTGATCGTGCTTCTTTGTCGCCTTCGTATGCTTCTAATAGTTCATCAGCGATCATGGCCAACTCTCCGTCTGACATGGTATCTGCTAAATTAGAAAAATGACCCTGAGGCGCTTGCATTTGTGCACCAAACGATATGGTGGCTCCGCCATCCTCATCTAATTCTAAGTCGTCTATCAATTCTATTTGTTCTGGTGAAAAGTTTTCTGCTTCTAGATCAAATTTCATTTGCTCTTTTAAAGGCATATCTTTTTCTATTGGCATAATTGATCCTATCTAAGAGCGTTCATTATTCCAACATTGCCGCCATCTCGAAAACCAATTAATGGTCCCAATGCGTTAAACAAAGCATCTGATCCTGCGAAATTAGTTAGTGCATCTAACATTTGAAGTTTTGCATAATTGCTTGTCGCATCTGACCCAAGCGCCTCAAACATAAGATCAGAAATACCGCCCTCTCGTAAACCGACACGACCGCCACTTTGAAATCCTCCAAGTCTTTCAACTAAGTCAACTAAATCCTCATCAGAAATTATTGCTCCCTCTTCCATTTTTTTAGGTAATACTTTTTTAAACCTGCTCTCTCGTCCGGCTGGAGCTCTAGGACTCATATCATCTGGTGCTAATCCTCGCTCATAAGAACTAAATTTATAACCTTTATCTTTTTTCAAAGGAAGCACATCTCCTATATTAAGATCTCCTCCTGACTTACCTTTTACTTTGAATAGCTCTGGAAATTTTTTAGCTGCCTCTATTCCCTCTCTAAAAGCTCTACCTATTAGTCCACCTAGCCCCATTTCCACACGGCCACCATCTGCCATCTCAATACCAAACTCTCTAAATAAATCTGATCGTATTTGTGTAGCCAAATCATCATCACCTAACTCTAAAGCATCACGCAATTGCTGTATGAGCTGTGCTGCTCTATTGTCAGACATTTTCATCTTGATTTTTTCGCCCCTTTAATTTTTCCTTTATTGATAGATGCGTAGAATACTGTTGCTCCTTTTTTCTTTCCGTATTGTTTTGCCATAGCCTTTTTAATTTTTGCGCCTTTTTTTGTTAGGGGCATCGTATCCTCCTAGTCCTCTCCAAAACTCGTCAAGTGCATTGTGCTCACAGACACGGCACTCACAGCCATTTGTACGACAAGAGCCACCGTTGCTGCAATGACAATGATGATTGCAGTTACTGCAAGTTTTACCTAATTGGGACACTTTTGCAAGTGTTAATTAGCGGAGCCTACCGCCGCGTTTCTTAGTAATTCTTTCTACTGGACGAGTTTGTTTCATGTAAGGGTCTTTTGTCATTGCAGTTAACCCTGCAGCTCCCGTAGCTCCCGCTCCGGTAACTCCTAAAAATGCTTTTTTACTAATAGCTCCCGGTGGAGTTGCTGGCTTTGTTTTTTTACCTTTTTTAGTGGTTTTCTTTTTTGTAGATTTTTTCTTTTTTGTAGATTTTTTCTTACCAAAAAAAGTGTCTTTAATTTTTTTACCGATCTTTTTACCGCCTTTAATTGCTAATTCCACCTTTTTCTTACCCATTACCTACCTCTTTTCTTTCCGCCCGGTGGTTTCTTTTTGCTCGGTAATTTTTTTCTGCCCGGTGGTTTTCTAGTAACAGGTGCACCAGATTTATCTAAAACCATTCTACCTTTTCGTCTGACAGGTTTTAATCCTGCGTCATACATCGCTTTAAAAGCCAGACCTTTAGATGGATTAGAAGTTCCTTTTGTTCTAAATGGAGAACGGGCGTTTCTTATCGCCTCCTGTATGGCTAGAGTTTTTTCTCTACCTTTTAATCTAGGGTCTTTTGCAACTTGTGCAATGCTTCTTGTAGATCGAGGGTTATCAGGGTTTGTTTTTGCCCCTCCTCTAAGGTCTATTTTCTTTCTGCCCGGTGGTTTTTTAGGACGAGTCTTTTTTGGCTTCGACTTAACTTTAGTTTTTTTCTTTTTAAGTTTGTCTGAAACTTTTTTAACAATAGCCTTAACTATTTTTTTCTTAACCATTATCTGTTTTTACGTTTTTTCGCTAACTCTTCTTTAGATAGCCGTTTTACTCTTTTCCCTGTTTTGTCTTTCAAGAAACCTTTTTTAGTTTTTACAAATAAACCAGGTTTAACTTGATCTCTAGTTTTAGCTTTGTCTCTGGCATCCGGTAGTTTTTTACTTGGCTTTGGTTTCTTTTTAGGTTTCTGGGTAGGTCCTCCAGTAACAGAGTCCATTGCCTTAGCTCTGGCATCTTTTTTATTTCCTTTTTTAACCGCTATACCAGTAAGAGCTCCACCAACCATAGCTGGTCCAACACCACCTAATTTACGTGCTGCACCTGGAGGTGTTTTTGGTCTAGTAGCTGTCTTTGCTTTTTTAACACCTTGTTGCAATTGTTTTTTGGTTATCTTTGGTTTACTTTTCGCCGGTTTTTTAGCAATTTTATCTTTTGCTTTTTTAACACCTTTTGTAAGTATTTTTTCTGCAAACTTTTTAAACATAATGTTCTCCTAATAATAGACTCGTGGTCTTGTGTCAACAGGAGTATCCTCGTAGTCCATCTGTAACTGAATCAACCCTGATTGTCTGAACCTTAACAGAGATTGGGTCACTGTGTCAACATAATCATCGTATTCACCATACGGAAAAGATGCACACTCTTCAATGACTTCTTCTGCGAACCTTCTGTCTTCGGGGTAATACACCATTCCTGCTTCAAACATAGGAGCCACCGCGTTGACCCTGGACAGTTTATCGTTGCCCCTTGTCGGTGTATAATTTGTAATCGGTATACCTGATCTGCGAAGTTCGTCAGATAGGGGCATACCACTTGCCTTCGCTTCCACCAACACCATCTCTGGTTCCCAGTAGTTATATTCTTTGAGTGCAATCTCTTTGAGCTCAGGGAACTCCCACCGACCGCGTCGTGCATCCAACAGAATAAGCGCTGGCCGTTGTCCGTCGGGCGAGAACACTCCCCATGTTGTGATTGCAGAGTAGTCTGCTGTTTCTTTTTTACTGAACGCTGTGTCGTAACTTTGAATGACGTAGTGCAAATCAGGAATATCTTTTTCCCCCCACGGTTTCCACCACTCACGTTTAAGAATCGCCCCTTCTTCTGCAGTTGGTTTCTGCATCCACTGTGCGTTCCATTTGCCAACGGCAAGAGATGCTTTTACTGATTCAAGTTCATCGATCTTCCAATACTCTGGCCATGTCGGTTTACCGCTGTCCATGATTGCAGGGAACTCGACCACTTCCCACTGATCTGCTTTCGGTTCTGTTTGTGCTCTGATGAGTTGACCAGTCAGATCAATCGTTGACCAACGTGTCATCACCAACACAATCGCACCACCTGGTTGCAGACGTTGTCGTGGACCAGACGTGTACCATTCGTATGCGCCTTCCATTGCAGAGTCAGAGAGTGCATCTTGCTCTGAATGCGGGTCATCGATAATTAATAAATCTGCACCCCGCCCGGTGATGGCTCCACCAACACCTGCTGCGAAATACTCTCCCCCCTCACTGGTGTCCCATCTTCCTGCTGCTTTTGAGTCTGCCTGGAGTCCCGTGTCCGGAAAAATATCCTTGTAGTCTGGAGAGTCAATCAACTGTTTAGTCTTACGACCGAACCGTTGTGAGAGTTCCGCGGTGTGTGATGTTTGAATAATTTTTGTTTGTGGATTTTTTCCCATGATATAGGCAGGGAACAAATAGGATGCAAACTCTGACTTTGTGTGACGCGGCGGCATGTTCACGATCAGCCGTTTGAGAGTCCCGTTCGCGATTCGATTAAATTTATCTGCAATAATTTTATGGTGACGACCTTCTACGAACCCCGGCCAAATGACTTTGACAAAAGCCATGAAGTCTTTCTTAGCGTTCTCGTTTAATTCTAAACGTTCGTTTTGTTTATACAACTGAAAGAATCTTTTTTGCTCGCCAGCAGTCATAGCGTCCAAAAGCTTGGGATTAGCTAGGATTTCATTTAGTCTTTCTTTTAATCGTAAATTGCTCATACTCTATGTCGATATTATTATATACATACAGCATATAAGTTACATCTGCCCAAAAAGGGGGTGTTGGCACTTTACAACAATCCATCTAGTAGTTCAAGTTTTACAGGTACCCTAGGTGGGTGGGCCCTATAAAAAACAGGCGTGCCAAAAGGCACGCCTGTTAATTGTTAAGTTAGTCTTGGTCTTTAGGCTCGCCCAATGTCATTTGAGAAGAGCCAAGCTTTTCTCGGGCAAAGGTTTCGCTTTGGTTTTCCTCTTCCAGGATGTGAGCGATTGTGTTCCACATAAGACCAGCGCCAAGAGTCAACAAGAATGTTTCTCGTGGTCCAGTGTGACTGTTGAAATATTCTTGCAACTCTTTTTGAGTTTTATAAGTTGCGAAGAATTTATTGTATTCTAATTTCATAAGTTAACCTTTCGATATGATTTAAAGTTAACCCCATACTATACAATGTGGGATATTATGCAAGAACTAAATTACAGGCGGACTGGTGGGTGGGCCCTAATATATACGAGCGAAAAACCCAAAATGGGTTTTTCGCTCGTTGTCCGTGTTACGCTACTAATTGCTTAAAGTCTGTTGAATTAAAAAACTTGTTAACAAGTTCTTGTCTATTCAAGTAAACATTATTCATTTCGGCATCTGCTCTCGATGGTTGATGCGTTGCCCATTCCGTAACACCATTGTAAACGCTGTACAGATCAATCTTATCAATAGAGCCTCGATTATTACTATCAATATAGTCCATGATTTGATTTTCTCTTACTTCGTTTTTTGCAATGGTTTTCTTGAGCGTATTTCTTACAGTGTCAAGACTAACAACAGTGTTAGAGTAGTCTTGAAGTTGTACAGCGAAATTGTCCATTGCTTCTTTAAACAAACCTAGCTTACCATACTCATATTCAAACACATTACTATTAGTGTGTTTTTTAAGAGCATGAACGCCAGTGTCTTTATCTAAAGAGACCATGCCGTTAAGACAAGCAAGTCGCATCAAACCAAACATAATTGACGCTTTCCTAGAGCCATCATAACTATTAATAATAATGATTTGCCCTTTGATTGGATCACCTAGAGCACTCTTCGGGGTGACATTCGTTTTGTTGAATGTCATAGTCCTAGAATTGACCCCGCCTTCTGCCCATTTGCGATCGATTATTTCACAGTCGGACAAGTCGACATTTTCCTCCATTAACCTAGCGTTGATTTTTTCTAACATAGTGTCAGTTCGGTTAATGTGATATGCACCATCAAATTGTTTGATTCGCACATTGTTTACGATCACGTCTTGACCTAAGTACTTAACACCGTTTACAACGGCATCCGTTCTCATCTCGATTTGATCGTTGAACACTGACAGATCGTGAGCGTCAGTGTGTTTTATTTCTACAGTCATAATTTACCTTTCATGGTTAAAGTTATGTAGCGAAATTGCTACAGTGTCCAATATAGCCATTTGTCCCATAATGTAAAGTACATTATATAATATATTTCTCTTGTATATATCAGCGTGATACATACTACATATAGTAGGTCAAAAAATTTTTTATTAGGAGGGTGGGCCCTATGGCCTTCAAGCGAGGGGTTGACATGTTACGTTATCTACTGTACATTATGGGATATGGGACTTCCAGGTGAAAGTATTATAATACTACGTCAGAAGCCCCTTAACTTTGACCATAGAAAGGAGGTGATTTAGAATGGATAAAGACCCTAGAAAAAATACGTTCACTACTATGCTGGTAGAGCTGGCGCAGTGGGAACGTTTTAATTCATCAGAGGAGGGAACGCCCAGAGAATGGGCACTAGCTCGAATGATGGAAGCTGCAAAGCTTGAGTTGTCTCGCATCGAAGACGCTAAGGAAAACGGATACGAAATCGGTTTGACTAAAAAGTATATCGATGCGTTCAAGAAGCTCAACAATGAGCTGGTAGACAGGTTCAATGCTCTTGGTGGAGATGCGCACAGCAACTACATGGAGACAGACCCTAAATACCAAGACTAAGCCGGGCCCGGGGAAGAGT